ATTAGACAATGCAAAACAAAATAGACCATGCGCGAATTCTCAATGCGTATCTTGCAAGGCTGCAGTTATCAGACATTGACAACATCCAAGCGGCTAACAAGGCTTGGCAATATGCGGCAATGAATCAAAGCAATTCGTCATTAGCGCAATGTCAAGCGGCTTTTTATGCTGCAGTTGCCAATGCAGTAAACAATTTAATCCGCAGTGACATTGGCACTATCGAACAAGTTATCAGCGAGGAAACTGACTATGCAAACCATTCTTGAGATGATCGGCGGTTTTGTTGCTTTCCTTTTCTTATGGGGTTTTCTTTTCGTTTTGCTGTCCTTTTAATGGAGATTAGACTATGCAAAAGATTTTCTACCAGATCAGAGAATACAAAACTCCGGTTGCTTACAGTACACCGCTAGGGGAAAAACTAAGACCGCGTTGGCGTTGCATTAAGTTAATTGCCAGATTAACTATTTCCGGTCATCGTGACATTGTTATGGTTCCGTTTTCAGTTAATTGCAAATAAAGCCGTTTAAGCCGTTTTTCTGTCAAGGGCTACCCTATTATCGGTAGCCCTATTTTTTCGGCCTGTAGGCCGTTTTTAGGGGATTAGCATGGGTAAATTCAAAGATGCAGCAATTCAAGATGCGGAGATGAGCAAAACGTTTAGGCATTTTGGCTATCGTGACGGGTTTGCTGGCAACGTTTGCTTTCCGCCGGAAACAAAACAACATCAATGCGCTTATCTTGAAGGTTATGAAATAGGCAATGCTGATCGACAAGATGAGGCCAGGATCGCTAGGGCAGAAACCGAAACCGATTAGAGCCGTTTTAAGCCACTTTTGGGCGGTATGGTAGTCTGACTACTTACCGCCTTTTTTTCCGTCCCTATGCGCCCGTATGCGCGTTTAAAGACCATAGGAGAGAGCCAATGAGCCAGCCTTCTAAAATTCGCAGCATCTTCCCGCCAGCACATCCGGCCTCGCAGCCAAGCGTGAGACCCAAAGAGAAAAGCAAGCCGACCAGCATTCTGGATCAGGACTTTGACTACACGCCAGCAGTAGAAACCAATCTGGCAGCAAAGTTCAAAGCAATGGGATTCAAAGCAAAACCCAAAAAGCCTAAGTTTGGAAAATAACAACTGCTTACTTTTTCAGCAACTATATATGCTTTTATATTGAGAAAGATAATCTTAGTCGAGTAGTACTCCGAAGGAGTAGTACTTGTATATCTATATCTTTGCAAGTCTTATGCCATATGAGTTATGCACAGGCTATGCACAGAGTTATGCACAGATAGTCTAAGACTAATTGATTGCCTGATGGAATAGTTATTATTCATTGTTAATGATTGTTGTTTTGGATTAATGTTCCATTGTGCAATTTCGCACGGATCAGACCCTAACCTGGGAGATTAGTATGGCCTACCTTAAAGACATAAAGCTCTGCATTGACTGCGCTTTTTACGGCAATCCGCATGGTCAACGCGACCGCTGTATCAATCCAGAAGTTACCGAGATCAGCATGGTAACTGGCAAGGAAGACTACCCTTATTGCTTTGCCCAACGTCAGTCCCACCGTTTTGGTGACTGCGGTCAGTCTGCGCGTTTCTTTGTCCTAAATGAAGACAGAGCAATAGAGCAAGAGAAAAAGCGCCAAGAGTTTGAAGAAGCCATGCGTGATGCACCATTCTGAGGGGCAGACCATGACAGAAGAATTCAATCAATGGTGGAACTCCGAATCATTAACTGATGACAATCTTTACCCACAAGATAGTCCGGCTTATTGGGCATGGGAAGGATGGCAAGCTGCTATTGAATCAGAGCGTGAAGCTTGCGCTAGGGTGCTGGACAAGATGGCAGAGCAAGACAAGCTCTCCAACTATTACAGGGTGGCTGCACTGACTATCCGTGAAAGAGGTGCGCCATGACTGAACAGGAGCCAGTGGCGTGGATGATGTTAGAGAACAAATTAGTGCCAATATACATCGCCCCACCACAGCGCGAATGGCAAGGGCTTACGGATGAGGAACTGAAAGAAATTTACAGGCAAGACGGTCTCATTTTCAAGCCATTAAAGTTTTATCGCGCTATCGAAGCCAAGTTAAAGGAGAAAAATACATGACAAGTCCTAATCAAGAAGACTTTGCACCAGAAGTCCGTAATGCAGCATGGTGGTCAGGTGATAGTCGCATGGCAGTACAAGGCAAAGCCGCTGACGTTATCTTGCAAAAGCAAGGCAAGATGCCACCGCCTGATCTTTCCGATATTCAAGAACTGCTGGATATGGGGAAAGTCATGGAGCCAACCATTGCCAGACTGTTCCAAGACAAGCACCGCATTGAATTGAAAGATGCCGACTATGCACTATCACATCCGACTGAGCCGTGGCTTCGCTCTCACTTTGACTACATCAGTGCAGATGGACAAGTACTCGTTGAATGCAAGAATTACAACATGGGCGTTATGTCTAAGTTCGACGAAGAAACAAACTTGGTTCCTGCTGTTGATATGGTGCAACTTATTCACGAAGCAGCGGTACATAACGTCAGCCAGATATATCTTGCAGTCCTGTTCGGTGGACAAAAGTTCCGTACCTTCCACTTTGAAATAACACCAGAGATGAAAGACGATCTGGTGAAGACAATGGCAGAGCTGTGGGGCTATGTCGCTTCAGGAACGCTGCCAGAGCCAGAAACGCTAGACGCTTGCAAGGTTGTCTATCCCACATCAACAGACCAAACCGTGATTGCTAGCGGTACGGTGGAAAAGGCCGCAGCTATCTTGCGTGAGTACAAAGCAAAGATAAAGCATTTGAAGGAAGAAGCAGAGCAGTTAGAAGTAGCGGTGAAGCAGTACATGGGTTCAAGGGGATCGTTAATGAGCATTGACGGAAGAACGATTGCAACCTGGCGCAGTTCTAAGGGCAGCATGAGTTTTAACGAAACGCTTTTCAGACAGGCTATGCCAGACATTTATGAAAAGTTTGTCACGGAAACGCCAGGTTCTCGCCGCTTTTTACTTAAATGAGAGGGGGATAGCAATGGAACTACGCGATCAAATCGCAGTAGAAGCACTGAAAATATTTCTGATGAAGACTCAGATTAACAAGGCAGACGTACTAGCAAAGGATGCCTACCTAATTGCAGACGCAATGATTAAACAAAGGGAGATTAGCGATGAACCTAGTACCAGTGAGTGAAATTAAAACAATGGCAGAAGCCGTTGCCAAGTCCGGCTTGTTTGGCGTTAAGACCGCAGATGAAGCAATGGCGCTGATGCTGATTGCACAAGCAGAAGGCCAACACCCAGCGATTGCAGCAAGGGATTACCACATCATCCAAGGCAAGCCAGCACTAAAGGCAGACGCAATGCTGGCACGTTTCCAAGCTGCTGGTGGCAAAGTCGAATGGAAGGCATATACCGATGAGTGTGTTACAGGGATTTTTAGTCATCCTTCTGGTGGTTCTATTACTGTGGATTGGACTATCAGTCAGGCGCAGGGTATCGGACTCGTTAAGCCAGGGTCAGGATGGATTAAATATCCTAGAGCCATGCTTAGAAGCCGGTGCATTAGCGAAGGTATTCGCGCCGTTTACCCAGGCTGCGTGGTGGGAACCTATTCCGTTGAGGAAGTTCAAGACTTTGACGATAAGCCGACAAAGGCTGAATCGCCTAAGGTCAAAGACATGGGAGCCGCCGAAATCGTTCAAGAGATTAAACAGGCAAAGGTAGAAGGTGGCAATTTTTTGCCGCTTTACATTCCGGACACAGAGGAACCATACGACAAGCCAACGGATTTAGAAGGCTGGGAGATTTCTTTCCACGATCTAGTCCACAAAATAAAGGCAAGCCAGAAGCTAAGTGACGAGAGCAAGCGTGACAAGCTAAAACGTTTAAAGGAAGTCAATCACGAAGTGATCGACAAATTAGAAACAGCAAGCAAGATGCGGGTAATCGCCGCCTCAAATTCGTTGGGGGAAATATGAAACAGCACAAGGAAGAACCAGGCAAGGGCGTTCTGTACATCTCT